CTTGATTCAAGTCCTGCAAGTTTTTGATTAGCGGTGTGTATATCTCCGTCGGTGACTTCATGTATATACTCCTTATTGTTCATATAGTGAGCTAAACATCTTAACTCTAACTGAGATGCGTCAATGCCAACTAATTTATATCCTTTAGGAACAGTCCAACATGCTCTACACTCTTTCCCGTATGGTGAACTAAGGCTAGGTATTTGAGCCATGTTTGGTTTTGAATGGGTCATCCTTGATGTTACGGCCCCATTAGGATTTACATATCCTCTAACTCTATCGTCGTTTTCTACAACTTCTATCCAAGATTTTACTTGAGCTATTCTTTTTTGAAGCATTAAATATTCAGATATTTTTAAAGCTTCTGGTATGTGTTTAGCTTCAGATAAAGTTTTCTCATCAACGACAGGCTGTCCCGTAGGCGTAAACTTTTTAGGTTTCCATCCTAAGCCTAACAGGTACTCCCCTATCTGCTGTCGTGAGTTTATATTAAAGTCTTTATATGTGGTTCTCGTTATAGGTGTAAATTTATTTAATAAAAATTGCTCGTATTCTTTATCAGTTAAGTGCGCCCCAGTGCCGTCTTGTTTTTTTCCTATTTTAGATAGTAATCCCTTAGCAGTAAACTTAGGGGTTATGACTACCTCAGTTTTTTTAGGCGTGAAAGATTTAGATATATCTTCTTCAAGTAAAGAAACTTTATCGTTTAAAGATGACAGTAGAATAATTGCACTCTGCATGTCTAACATAAACCCATTGTCTATCTGAGTATTAATTATTTTAGCGACTGAATGTTCTAATACTACAGATTTAGAAGTGAATCCTCGGCTCTCAACTTTTAAAGCTTTATATACTTTTAAATTTAATAGGACATCTCGAATACAGTACACCATCATCTCAGGATTATAAGAGTCCCACGCTTCAATGTTTTTGCCGTAGTCTCCTTTATGATATTTAAGTCGGTGTCCCCAACTTTCTAATCCGTGACCGCCCTCTCTAGAAGGATTAAATAAACGAGAAAGAACTAGTGTATCTATAATTTTTTTATCAGATAAATCAACGCCTAATAAATTTTTAATTACTGGTATGTCATAGCATAAAATATTATGCCCAATTAACTTAGTTGCTTTTTGTAAAAGTTTTATTCCTTCTGTAATTGTAAGAGGATCAAACCTATAAAGTTCCTCTGTGTCTACATTTAATACTACAATACAGTGTACCATAGTAGGTTTAATACCGTCTGTTTCTATATCAAAAAGTAAGTTCAAAGTATTTCTCCACAGTCGTAATCATCTACTTCGTTAAGTCTACCAGTTTGACTATCATATTTCAAGTATCCTGCTATCCCTGTCTCACCACTAAAACGATTCTTTAGGATACGAACAATAGTCATGTTCCTTTCTTCGGGATCTTCTGCCTGTCGATTACCTTCTAATGCTATAGCAATATTACTTAACTGAGCAATTGAATTAGATCCCCTAAGATCCCGAAGTCTTACTCTACCCCCCTCTTCTGGCGAAGAATCGGATTTACTTAAATGACTAATAGCTATAAGAGCAACGCCTGTTTCTTCTGTTATTGATCTAAGGTTATGCATAACAGAATCAATAGCTTTTCTTTCGTCGTTCCCAATACCCATAGACATGCCTACTAAAATACTAATATGATCTAATACTATTACTCCACAATCTTCTGCTTTAGCTAGATATCTAATTTTATTTAACACGCTTTCCATATCAAACTTACCTACGTGCCGCAGAAATAAAAATCTACCGTTGCTTAGTATTTCATTGTAAGCTTTTTGCTTTTCCTCTATTGAGATAGAATCAGCAAGTTTAGGTTTCCTATGTATATTATGTGGGTTTTTTAAAATATGAGACATCATCTGTTGTTTAGTAGGAAGATGTAAAAGTTTATTAGCCGATAGCGACATAAGACCTAATGCCGAAGTAGCCACACTTTCCTCTAAAGACAGAACACCTATCTTCTCATTAGTAAATTTAAATATTTCTTCTTGCAACTGTTTGACTACAGTAGACTTTCCTACACCTGTGCCTGCCGTAACAGTTATAAGTTCTGCTTTTCTCATTCCATATAACATTAAATTTAAACAGTCCCACGGATAGCTACAGAAAGGCATTTCTAGTTCTGCCATTACCTCGCTATGTAATTGATTACTAGATACTATACCATCAGGCACATACTTTTCTGCAAGCCACCAATTAGAAACAAATAAAGCTTGCTGATGTTTCTTTAAATAATCGCAGGCATCTTTATATTCTGGGGGATGTTTAAATATTTTAGCTTTCCCGCCAAACAATTCCGCAACTTCAAGAGCCGCCTTAGATCCTGCACTATCTCCATCAAAACATATAATTATATTTTCAAAACTATTTATCCATTCAAAAGATTCTTTACAATCTTTAACCGCAGACTGCGCTCCGCTTTTAATAGACACGGAAGGATATTTACTGCCTGTTATTTGATAGCCTGCCATAGCATCGCACTCGCCCTCATAAAGAGTTAGATACCTGCCGCCTTTAGAAAATAAATTTTGCCCGAATAGCTCTGAGCTTTTTGCATCTCCTGACCAAGAAAAAGTTTTATCTTTTACTTGCCTAATCTTAATCCCGTTTGAATAAGGATAGAAATGTTTAGTTATTATGCCATCTACCTCTGATACCTGAACACCATAAAATGAACAAGTATCTTGAGTAATCGCCCTATCTGGAATAGGTTTAAAACTTTTGTTGCTTCCCTCCTTTTTTTTACTATACTGAGAAAAGTCTTTTACTTTATCATCCTCCTTTATGTCTCCTACATTTCGAAAGAACCCGCCGCAACTAAAACATTTGCCACTGCCATCGGCGTTGAGTGCGAGAGCATCACTGCTCCCACACTCTAGGCAGGGCTGATGATATTTTACAAACATCTTTTAACCCTTTATTTATTACCGAGTGAATCCTCTTCTTCTATAGTAATTACTGCATTTTCATAATCTGTTAAAGACTCGTTCATAGAATCATATAACTTCATTACTGCCGCAGTAGCAACTATAACTTTAACTTTAGTTTGTTGCATATCTTGCTCTGCGGAATGCAGTGCGTCAAAAATATTTTGTTTCTCTAGTGGTAATAAAGAAACATCATATTGAACTCCTTCGTGATTATAAATTTTATTTGCCATTAAAGTTCATCCTCCAAAGACGGCTCTGCTGTAAGCTCTGAACCATCAGCCATAGTCCCTGACTCTACTAGTTCTATTACTTGCAAAGCTTGAAGATCTAATCCTTTAAAAGTACCATATGAATTAGTAGTCTCCCAAGGTCTGTACTGAACTTTTACTTTTGAGCCGTTGCCTACGGTGATGTCCAAAGGATTCTTGTACTTGTCCATCAGTCTTGGAGTTTCATTAGGTGTTCCATCGGCTCTATTAACTTTACGTTTAAAAATTAAACACTCCTGATCGTCAATGACTTTAGTTGAATATCCTTTATCTTTAAAGGAAGCAACGGTATCACTATCTGTTGCTAAGTTTACTTGATACACGGGTGTATACTTAGTGTTAGGTGTAGTGATGCTTGCCCAATAAGCGGTTCCTGATAATACTGGCATAGTTTTCTCCTGTTGGTTTGGTTTGTGGTATAAATGGTAACACAGGAATGCCGCCCTGTCAACCATGAATTTTTAAAACTACCTAACTGTCCGAATTGTAATTGCTCAATCAAATTCTTCCTATTCTGTTATTGCATCAGGGATCAGTGCATTATGCAAGTCAAAGTAGCCACAATGCATACCTTGTTCATACATGCTAGGAGCAAACCCAAATACATTATACAATGCATAACGATATGATCCTTGGTCTTTTATTTCTGCTGTGTGCATACGTTTAATGACTGCATAAAAGGCATCCTCACGTTCAACCTCAGTTAAACCTTGCCACCACTTATCGTTAGCAATATCGTATGTTGCTCTTCTGTCTGCCATGTTCGTATCCCCTTAATGTAAGTTTTTTAGAACTGAATCCATCCTCGCGTTAATAATATATTAAGACTAATTAGTATACAAGTTCCTATATTAATTATAGCTATAATTGATCTTATTATAGTTACAATAATATACTCAAATGAATCATTAGTAGTTAATTCATTTAATGATAAAGACCAATAAAACCAAATCTTTTTTAAGGATTTTAACATATTTATACTCTATAGTCTAGTAATTTATTAAGGCGTAGGATCAAAACGAAAAGTTTCTACAGGTTTCTTGTCGTTATACGCTTTTATCATATAATCTAAAAGCATAACTAGTTCTTTATTAAAACTTTTATGATCTGATACCTCGCGTCTATTATATTTTTCTATATATTCTAAAGAAGTTTTAATAATATAATTAGTATATTCGCTATTCTTGTATACATGCACGACATCTAGGTCGTCTGTTTCAAGACTATAATATTCTTCTCTATTCATATATAATTTTCCTTTATGCTAATTGTATAATTATTTCAATAAATACACAGATAACTGCGGTATACACAGCTAACTCTGTCCACTCTTCTATCATTAAATTTATTTCTCCTTAACGTTATGAGTACCCTTTAAAGCTATATGAATACATAGCGGCGCTATAACCGCTATGTATTTAATTCATAAAGCTAGTTAGTGTCTATGTCTTCAATAACTATAGACCCATATGTTACGATAACGAAAGGAATAAGAACCACTAATCCGTTTAAAGTTCCAAAACAATTTAAACTTCCAACCCATATAGGCCGAGCATCACAAGATTCAATATCTAAACCTATGCCGTTACGTAAATTAAAAGTTAAATGATAGCCTAAAAAATAAAAAGTCATGCCGCTTTCCTAAAGTATTCGGCTACTGTATTTTGACGAGAGGCCAATATAGATGGGCGCTTAGATACGTTACTAGTCGGTGAGTGAGTAGACCAGTCAGTCAATGCATTGTAAACAGCCCACATATTAGAACCTAATCGCGGCTTATAAGTATGGTTCCACTTGTCATAAATATAATTTAAATTATTGTTTTTCCTCGGCATATTTTTTATGGCACTAATAGGATTAGAAGATAATTTTAATTCCTCTAACGCTGTATTAGATTTAAGAGCCTCTGCGAAAGTAGCGAATGCCTCGTTATCTGTAACTTTAGTTCTATGCCACACCGACCACTGCTCTCTCTCAGTATGAAATAATTCTAAGGCTCTATTAATAACACGACTACCCGCATCTACATTTAAATTATGCGTATGCCTAGATTTATATAAGCACACTTCACCGCTAGTGAATACTTGTAAGTTAGTACACGCTGACTGTATCGCCGCACAGCTTATTAAAAAAGGCCACGTACTATCAAATGAAGTGTGCGCTAACAAACTTAAAGTAGCAGAGTCGCCATCGGGAGTGTTATATTTATACTCTGGTAAATTATAATTAACAAATGTCCTTTTACCGTCGTGACTGGTTCTAATTGTCTCTTCTATATTTTTTAAATTAAAGTCAGAACGTAATAAAATATTCCTACATGCGTCGATCATTTTTCGCGGAGCTATTGGTTGATACCGATCACCGTGAACACCTAGCTCACTGCCTGTATCAGTGCGGTATATAGAACTTTTACTACTATAAAGTGTCCCATTAGGCGTGTCATACATTAGTGGAGCGGTAGCTATATCAAAACCTGCTTCTCCATATCCGCTATCAAAAAAATTTGATTGCTCTCTAAACATATTTGTAATGTTGTTCATGTGTTGTCTCCATCAGTATATTTAGTTTGATGTTTATTATAAACACCTGTTTTTTTCGCTTGCTTTTTCCTGTCTAAAAATGTTTTTGCTTTATTAAATTTACCGCTAAATTTAGCTACCAAGTTTCTCCTATGAGTTGATATAGTTTTCATTAATTTCGCTCCCAATATAATACCTGTCGTTTTTAATAGCTACTTTAGCAGTAGTGCCTGTACCCATAAAAGGATCATATATTATATCATGTTTATTAGTAAAATTTAAAATTATTTTTTCAATCAGAGCCTCTGGGGTAGTGGCCCTATGTTTTTTATTGGCGCTTCGCTGTCTGTTTATCTGCCAAATATCCGATAAAGTACCTCTATCAAAATTAGCTTGCGGGAACTGCCTACTAATAGAATTGTTTTTATCAAATACTAATATTAATTCCGACTGTTTATTTAAAACAGCAGGGGCCATCGATGGTTGAGCGTGGCCCTTATCCCATATAATTATATCTTTTAGTTCCTGATAGTAGTCGCCTATTAATTTAAACCACGGGCGTTTAGATCCCGTCACTATTTGTATCTGATAAAAAACTAATCCGCTCGCTACTCTAAGGCATTCATTTAATACTTCACCGTGAAAATCATAGTATTCTTCGATGGGTAAATTATCATTAAACCCCTCGTATTTTGTACTAAATTCATTTGTATCTATACTGCGGCTACAGTATTTACCGTACCTAATTCGCAGATTCATATTGTAAGGCGGTGACGTAATTACATGATTAATTGAATCGTTTGCCATACGAGATAAAGTATATAAACATGTTTCATTATAAGTCGTGTTTAATTTCATTTTAATACAGCCCCTATGTTTTAACTGACTCGTAAAAGTGTTTCATGTCAGACTTAAAAAATGTTAGATAATATTTAATCCAACACCTACCACATACATAGGTGTTAGATTCTACTATATCCGCTCTTCGCCTTTTACATCGATTGCATTGATGTTTCATACTGAATCTTCTAAATATTTAATATGGGCTTCACTTACTTCAAAGCCACTACGCCAAGGTGATTCATCTTCCACTGCCCTAGCATTGCACCATGTATCCCACAATCTTTCGGTTCCTAATTCGTGGCATTTTTCTATATATGTTTTTACTTTTCGGCGTATTGCTTCTTGACCCTTCGGCCCCGCTTTTTTGTTAGCGGTAGCAATATTGGGATCTAATCCGTAATAGCGTAGATTATGCACATCTAAACACCCCACTAGATTAAAAACTAACTGACATAAAAAACCACCTTTAGCAATGCCAACCGACGGAATCCGCATAAACATTCGCATCAATGCTATCGCTTTTTCATCGTCTGTTTTAGTAGTCGAGTGCATAACTGCCAAACACTGAGCGAACATAAGATACTTTTTACTTTGAATATACTCGTAGCAATTACGTTTTGTTCGCCAGTTTAAAAATCTACTAGCAGTACCATTAAGCATGACATCATTTAATTGAATACCTACATTATGCCAACGCTGTTGAATAGATAGGACTACCATTAAAACTACCATTGCAAACTGGTCGGGATTCTTTAAGGCGAATTCACTACATTTTTGAGCGTGATCTTTATACATTATATTATCCTCGTTGGTTGGGTTGCTGTATCGTCCTACGTTTCTTAAACACTTCACAATGTTCAGTGTTTAAGAAACTAGGACGTTTTGGTTTAGGGTCGGTAATTAAAGTGTTCAATAGGATCGAAGCAGTCAACACAGACATAATGCCTACTATTTCGAGTGCATAGCTCACAATCAGTATCTAAATCATAGTTAATATTATCTAAATAGTTCATTTCTGAATTTAGTGAGTCAGTTAATGGTAAATTATTATTAATACCAGTTAATACATCATTAATTAGATTCATTTTAAAATAACTCCAATTGATTATTCGTATATTGTATTCCTGTAAATTCCTGCCCCTCGACTTCACTTGGAAATAAAGTTATTGAATTCTTACCTTTATTATATTGTCCTGTGTCCCTGTTATAAAAAAGTGATTCTATTGTGATATCGATCCAATTTTTATCCCTTCGCCGATCAATAATAAGCTTTGTAACTTTATGAATATTAATGTCCATAGCTAGTCTCATTTTGTTTACCCTTGGTTATTAAATTAAGATTTATCAACTGGTATTCGTAGCCGATACGCTCTAGCCTATCGATTAGCCGATCTGCCTGTGTTAATCTAAACTTTGGGGATACTTCCCAAACGTCAACATCAACACAGCCAAAAGTTTTTTTCTCTGCGCGACCTGCGGCATTGTCTCGATATTTAACTTGCCAATTTTTAGCGTTGCTCATTTCTTGTTACCTTTTTGTGTTGCCCCCTTTCGGGGGCGGCTAGTTTAATTATTTCGCCAGAGCTTTTAAAAGCTCAGATTGCGCTGTAAGCAAACTACTCAATGTAGTTTTAATAGTATCCATATCGGCTTCTAGTGTGTCAAGTCTTTTTGTCGCGGCATTAACTTTTAATTTGGGCGCGACCTTTGCTTTGGTCTTTTTGGGTTGGAAATAGTAAAGACTAGTCTTTAAAGCATCGTCGATGGTGCAGATCTTTAGCATTTCAATATAATCGTCAAAATTCCAACGGGGATCTTCGGATCTGTTGTCATCGGAAATGACCTTGAGCATTTGCTTGTACACAGTATATACAGCGCCTTTATCCAATTTTAATTGGACAGCTAGCATTTGGGTGAGCTGATAAGCAACGGCAGGAATGGTTGTCGGCTTTTGAATATTGGCTGTTGTTGGCATCGTCGTTCTCCATATCTGTTTGAGGAATATATATTTTAAAAAACCTTTCACAAAAGTTCAAGGTTTTTTAAAATTATATTCTCTCAAGTTAGCAAACTTCAACCCACTATAATAATATCTATAGATATTGTTATAAGGCTTTGAAATTTCTGGGGAATCTTTATAGCTATGCTAATAGCTATACATACTTTTAATACTTGACAGTCTGGCAACCAGAACGGGGCCAAAAAAGATACAAATTCGCGGGCATGAAAGCTTCATATCTGCGTATACCTGCCTAGCCTATGTAGGGCGGGCAGGCGTCCACCCCCCCACCCACCTATATATACTAAATCCTATACATTTTTACCAGAATCTAGTGTAAAGCAGATAGGGCCGCAGATATTAAGCATAAAAAAACGCCCTAATTAGGACGTTATAAAGGCTATATAAGGGGAGGTGCACCCCCGCCATAGCTATATACAGTATACACTTGAAATTTAAGTTTGTCAAGAACTAAATATAACTTGACAAAACTGTAAATCAGGTATATACTGTAATAATGGCTACTAAAACATTAACAATAAAACAAACATCTTTCTTGGATCATTTAATTGACTGCAATGGAGATACAAAACTTGCAGGAGAACGTGCAGGTTATTCTCCTACAAGCGTTTCTAATGTAGTAAAATCATTAAAATCTGAGATATTAGAAATGGCAGAGACGATATTAGCTCAGTCGGCACCTAAAGCCGCGTTTAAAATAGTTAGTATAATGGATAGCGATACACCTATACCGCAAGCCAATGTTAGAATGCAGGCGGCACAAACTATTTTAGATCGTGTAGGTTTAGGTAAAACAGATAAACTAGATTTAAGTGTCAATGCTCAAAGTGGCGGTTTATTTATTCTTCCTGCAAAGCAAGAAACAATAATAGAAGCTGAGTATGCGGAGAACTAGTAGCACAATTCCTTTTGGTTATAAACTAGATGAAGAAAACCCTTCTTATCTTTTAGAAATACCTGAAGAAAAAGAAGCTTTAGATAAAATATCATCTATGGTTAAAAATAAAGCTCTTAGTCTAAGAGAAGGAAGTTCATGGCTACAGTATGAGACAGGTCGTTATATTTCTCATATGGGACTAAAAAAAATAGTAGATAAACATGCAAGATGATTGGGAGATTAATCCACATAATTACTGTAGAGATGAGAAAGGAAGTTTTATTCTTAAACTCGATGGAACTCCAAAAAGAAAATCAGGAAGAGCTAAAGGATCGAAAGGTAAAGGATATAATTACCACTCTTCTACAAAAGCTGAAATGGCAAATAAAAGAACTCTACTAAATAATGAAAAAAAATTAAAAGCCGCCAGACAAAAAGTATTTAAATATGAAAAAACATTAGATGCTTTATCTAAAATAAATGATAAAAAGAAATCTAAGATAATTGAAGATACTTCTATTAAGGCAGTTAGTCCTAAAGTACAAAAAGAAATAGAAGAAAATGTAATATTTAAAGCTAACGAAGGGCCGCAAGAAGATTTCCTTGCATCGGGCGAAACAGACGTTCTGTACGGAGGTTCGGCAGGGGGTGGTAAAAGCTACGCTATGATCGTAGACCCTCTTAGATACGCACACAGGCCCGCTCATAGGGCTTTAATACTTAGGCGGTCAATGCCTGAACTTAGAGAACTAATAGATAAAAGTAGAGAGCTATATCCAAAAGCATTTAAAGGGGCAAAGTTTAGAGAAGTAGAAAAAGTCTGGAACTTTCCTAGCGGTGCAAAGATAGAGTTTGGATTCCTTGAAAGAGATGCAGATGTTTATCGCTATCAAGGACAAGCATATAGTTGGATTGGTTTCGATGAAATAACTCACTTGCCTACAGAATATAGTTGGAACTATTTGGCTTCGCGGTTACGAACTACAGATCCAGAAATTGTTCCTTATATGCGATGTACAGCAAATCCAGGCGGTGTTGGAGCTAGTTGGGTAAAGAAAAGATATATTTCTCCTTCTCCACCTAATGAAGCATTTAAAGGGCAGGACGGATTAACAAGGAAGTTTATCCCTGCCCGACTACAAGATAATCCTTTTTTAGCTATGGATGGTCGATATGAACAAATGTTAATGTCTTTACCACCAACTCAAAGAAGACAATTATTAGAAGGAAATTGGGATGTAGCTGAAGGAGCCGCATTCACAGAATTTAATTTAGAAATGCATGTAATTCCCCCTTTTGATATTCCTATACATTGGGAAAGAATAAAAGGTATTGACTATGGTTATGCTTCTGAAAGTGCCTGTGTTTGGGGAGCCTTAGACAATAGCGACGGAACTTTAATAATATATAGAGAACTATACGCTAAAAATTTGTTAGGTACAGAACTAGCTCAAATGTTAACTAATATGGAACTAGAAGACCCTTACTCTATTGCAGGAGTTTTAGATACAGCTTGTTGGAATAGAACAGGAACAACTGGCCCGACAGTCGGAGAAACTTTAGTAAAAGCAGGTCATAAACTTAGAAGGGCAGATAAAAATAGAATTCAAGGTAAAATACAAATACATGAGTATTTAAAGTCGCGTCCAAACGGCAGACCTAAAATTCAAATTTTTAATACTTGTCCTAATTTAATTAGAGAGTTACAAAGCATACCTCTAAGTAAAAATAATCCTGAAGATGTAGATACACATGCAGACGATCATGCGTATGATGCTTTAAGGTACTTGATTATGTCAAGACCTAGAATTATAGACCCGCTAAGTAGAATGCGGCAACTTCAATCAGAAACATTTTTTCAGCCGTTTGATTCAACTTTTGGATATTAAAAACAACACTTCGGCTAATAGCAATTATTGTCTATTAGTAAAATAAATTTTATAACTTAATCGAGGAAATCAATATGTCAACAGCAACAGGATTAGTAAACATTAGAGATACAGGTAGGAACTCTGCGCGAACAGGCGATGTACGAGGACTTTCAGAGCGTGTAGGTGCTGAAGTAACAGTAACTACTGCAACAATCGCAGTAACCGACGATACTAATACCGACGTTACTTTTACACAACCCGCAGGAACAATTATTCGTAATTTAATTGCTATTCCCGCAGGCAATATTGTAACAGGTGGATCAAGCGGCAATGACGTAGATTTTAGTTTAGGAACATCCGCAGGCGGTACACAAATTATTGCTACTGAAGCAATTCTAGATGATGGCGGTTCTGCTGTAACTTGGGCGGCAAACGCTCCTTTATATCTAATTCAAAACTCTCACGGTCATGGAGCTAATGCTTTTGTATCTACTTCAGTAACCGCAGGTGTTGTAGGCGGCCCCGCTACTTCAGAAGCTATTGTAATTGCAGGCTCGTTATATAGTGCCACAGATCGCACTCTATATGCTCGACTAACTCCAATTGGAGCAGATCTTGCTACAGCGGCGACAACTGTCAAATATATTGTTCAGTTTCAAGCACTATAGAAATATAATTAATGGTTGAAAATAGTTTAATACAAAACGCTGACAGCATCTATTTCAAAGAGGTTGAAGATGAAAGCGGGATGAGCTTACAGTTAGAAGATAGTTTAAAATCTAACTTAGTAGGTATTATTGAGTCCCGCTTTTCAGCCGCAGAAATGGCTAGAGATGCTGATGAAAAACGATGGATGCAAGCCTATCATAATTTTAGAGGCTTGTATCCTAAACACGTTAAGTTTAGAGAATCGGAAAAATCTAGAGTTTTTGTAAAAGTAACTAAAACAAAAGTATTAGCCGCTTTTGGTCAGTTAGTCGATGTAGTTTTCGGAACAGGTAAGTTTCCAGTAGGGGTTAAAGAAACTTTAATTCCTGAAGGAGTTTCAACATATACTCACGTTGCGCCTGAGCCTTCTATTGAAACAAGCCAACCAACAATGCAAAGAAAAGAAGTAGATCCTTTTGATGTTGGATATGAAGGTGACGGTAAAGTTTTAAAAGCGGGAGCTACCTTTTCTAGTGGAGAGGGTTTATTTGAAGAAACGGTAAAAAACTCTTCTTTAAATATAAAAGAAGGCCCATCGCCACTACCAAATATTCTTGAAATGTCTCCCGCTAAAGACGCGGCAAGACAAATGGAAAAACTAATACACGATCAGATAGAAGAGTCTAACGGCGGCAGTGAGTTAAGAAACGGTTTATTTGAATCTACTTTATTTGGTACAGGAATAGTAAAAGGCCCGTTTAATTATAATAAAACTATTCCTAGATATTCAGAAAAAGATGGTAAAAGAGTTTACGACCCTATATCAGTACGTGTTCCTAGAATAGAGTTTGTAAGCATTTGGGATTTTTTCCCAGACCCCAATGCAACAAATATGTCTGAGTGTGAATATATATTTCATAGGCATAAATTAAACCGTTCTCAGCTAAGAGCATTATCTAAAATGCCTTATTTTGATAAAGATCAAATAAGAGAATGTTTGCAGATGGGGCCAAACTATGTAGAAAAAGATTTTGAAAATGAGTTAAAAGACGATCAAAGATCTTCGGACTACGGCTCTGACCTATATGAAGTCTTAGAGTATTGGGGAATAATGGATGCTGAATATGCTAAAGAAGTAGGCATAGAGTTTGAAGATGATGTAGATGATTTAGATGAAGTTCAAATAAACGCTTGGATTAGCAACGGAAAGCTTTTACGATGTGTTGTTAATCCTTTTACGCCTTCTAGAATACCATATAATGCTTTTACATATGAAAAAAATCCCTATAGTTTTTTCGGCATTGGCGTAGCAGAAAACATGGATGATTCTCAACAGATTATGAATGGTCACGCTAGGATGGCTATTGATAATCTTGCATTGAGCGGATCTCTTGTATTTGACGTAGACGAGACTGCCCTTGTTGGCGGTCAATCTATGGAGGTATATCCAGGAAAAGTCTTTAGGAGACAAGCAGGAGTGCCAGGCCAAAGTATTTATGGAATGAAGTTTCCTAATACATCGCAAGAAAACATGATGATGTTTGATAAATTTAGACAGCTTGCAGACGAACAAACAGGCATACCTAGTTATTCACACGGCATGACAGGCGTACAAAGCATGACACGTACAGCTTCAGGGATGTCAATGCTATTAGGCGCGGCAAGTTTAAATATTAAAACAGTAGTTAAAAATCTAGATGATTATCTTTTAAAACCTCTTGGAGAAGCTTATTTTCAATGGAATATGCAATTTTTTGAAGGAAAACTAGCTACAGAAGGCGATTTAGAAATACAAGCAATGGGTACTAATAGTCTAATGCAAAAAGAAGTGCGTAGTCAAAGATTAACTATGTTCTTACAAACTGCTCAAAATCCCGCGATAGCGCCTTTTGTTAAGATATCTAAGATAGTAAGTGAACTTGCTTATAGTTTAGATTTAGATCCAGATGAAATTTTAAACGATCCTGAAGAAGCCGCAATAATGGCACAGATTATAGGAGCGCAAAATGTTGGACAAGCAACTAGCGGCGAAGCTATCTCCCCTGACGAACAACAGGGAAGTATGGGAGCCGCTGAAGGAACACCTCAACAACCTCAAGACCTTGGAGCTACGGGTACTGGTGGGGGCAACATCGGAACTGGAAATGTTCCGATCCCAGGGGAGAGTGAGTTCTCTGGATAACCTTTTAAATTTAAAAGAAAAAGTAGCGGAAGCTAAAAAGAGGGAAGGATAATGGCAATAGAAGACATGACAACAGATGAATTTAGAGAACGCTTAAAAGAAAGAGTTCTTCGACAAGAAGAAGCTACAGATGAATCTTCAGTAAGAGTTCAAGAAATGTTGAAATCTATTGACAGACTTTCTGATGAAAGAATTAAAAATCTTCAAGATATGGAATCTATGAGTAAAAATTTAGAAGAAAGAGATAATAAATTTGAAGGTGGGTCTATGCTTGTTCCTCCCGAAAGAGAACAATATAGTTTAGGAGGAGCATTAACTAAGTTAGGTAAGCTTGCTTCTAAAAAACTAGACGAGGCTCAAGGCATTTCTGAAAAAACTGCGGGAAGAACCTCAGAAGATAGAGGAGTAGTTGTAGGAAAAGATCGCACAAAAGCTTATAAAAATACTGAGCAAGTAAAAGGCGCGACTGTAGGAAGCTTACTTAGTATGGGAGCCGCTAAAGCATGGGAAGATGAAAACGATAAAAAACCTACAAAGAAACAAGCTACTGCTTTTGAAGAAGCTTTTAGTTCTGCACACAATGCAGGAGAAGAAACTTTTATATTTAAAGGAAAAGAATATAATACTGAAGTTAGAAAAGGAAAAGCTAAAGGCGGCAAGTTTCCTGATCTTACAGGTGATGGAGAAGTTACACAAGCTGATATATTAAAAGGAAGAGGAGTTTATCAAGAAGGAGGAGAAGCTTCTATGCTTGTTCCGCCTGAAATGCCAGTAGATACTTATCCTAACATAGCTCCTGAAGATATGGCAGAAGTAGAAGCTTCTCAACAACCTGATAATGTAATGGAAGAAGAGTACGAAAATTTTATTATGACAGAAGCTATAACACCAGAAGAACAAGAATATTTAACTGTAGCTTTAAATTCTGATCCTAGATTAGAAGAAATTTTTGATAAGATTTTAAATGTAGCAACTGAATTTTCAGGAGCAGGAGAAGTTGAGGGGCCAGGCACAGGCGTGTCGGACTCTATTCCTGCTAGACTATCAGATGGTGAATTTGTAATGACTCGTAAAGCTACAGATCAAATAGGCGCAGATAATCTTCAAATGATGATGGATGACGCTGAACGAGCTTATGATGGAGGATTGCAAAGAAAAGAATATGAACTAGGTGGACTATTAGAAAAACCAGAAGAAGATGGACTTACAGCCGATCAAACTGAAAGGCTAGTTCGTCAGAAAATGATTAATGCTGATAGAATGCCTAGCATACAACGATAAGAGCTACTCTAAGTTTTTTTATTAGACCCTCTTATTATTTTTTAAACTTGACGGCTACCTTAAATTTTCAAGCCCCTAATACTTTGCAACTATTACGGCTACCTTGAAAGACTTTTAAGCCCCTGAAGGAGAACGACTATGACAAAAGAAAATGTAGAGCCAACGCCTAATCCATACAACGCGAGAAAAGAGTGGCATCATGCAGACGCTCCTGATCGCGGAAACGCGAATGGATTGTTTTACGAAACTCGGCAAGAAGAAGAGAATCAGGCTACCTTTGAAAAAGCCCCTGAAACTCAGAAAAGAACAAACTATAAAAAACGGTATGACGATTTAAAAAAACATTATGATGAAAAGATTTCGTCTTTTAAACAAAGAGAGCTAGAGCTTTTAGCGCAGGCACAACAGGCAGAACCCGCCTACAGCCCACCTAAAAGTGTCGAAGATCTAAAAGCGTTTAGAGAACAAAATCCTGACTTATATGAAACTGTTGAGTCTGTTGCACATTTAAGAACACAAACAGCAATGGAAAAAGTTCAACAAAAATTGTCGGCTCTAGAACAAAGGGAAAAACACCTTGCAAAAAAAGAAGCTGAAACAACTTTGCAACGCAGACATCCTGATTTTGAAGATATTAGAGGCGATGAAAATTTTCATAACTGGGCAAAACAACAGCCAGTAGAAATTCAAAACTGGATTTATAAAAACCCAGATAATGTTGAGTTAGCCGTTAAAGCTATTGATCTTTATAAAACCGAGAAAGGTATAGCTACATCTAAAAAAATGTCACAGTCGCAGACCAGAGGAAATGCGGCAGATTTTGTATCTACTAAAACAACTTCAGTAAATACAAATGAACCAAAAGTCTGGTCACAACGGGAAATCGCTAAGATGTCTATGCGTGACTTTGATAAATTTGAAGAAGAAATAGATCAAGCCATTGCAGAAGGCAGAATGCGACCATAACTTAATGTCTTTTAATGGAGTAATATAACATGGCTTTTAACGTATCAGACCAACTGTTTGAACAAAGCACCGATACTAACGGTAACTTTGGTAATTCAGTAGCAGGACAAACTAACAGCTTTTTCTTACCACAGATTTTTTCTAAGAAAGTTCTTAATTTCTTTAGGAAATCTTCGGTAGCTGAAGCAATCACTAACACTGACTATGCAGGCGAGATTTCTGCCTTTGGCGATTCTGTAAAAATCATCAAAGAGCCAGTAATCACTGTCGTTAACTACGAACGCGGTGCAGACATCACTAAAACAGCTTTGACAGACCAAGAAGTTACTTTGGTTGTTGACGTAGCTAACGCATTTAAATTTATTGTAGATGACATTGAAACTTCTATGTCTCACGTTAATTTTAAAGAAGTTGCTACATCTTCGGCGGCTTATGCTCTTCGAGATGCTTTCGATACAGGCGTAATTGCTAAGATGTTTGCAGGCGTTGCCGCTTCAAGCCCTAATCATATCTTAGGTTCTGACAATGCAACTGACATTGCCGCAGGCACTTTTGATGGCACTGGTAATCTTGACATTGGTTTTGGAAGTAACGAACATGATCCTATTGACGTTATTTCACGAATGGCTCGACTACTTGATGAGCAAAACGTACCCGAAGAAGGTCGTTGGTTCTTAGCAGATCCTGCATTTTACGAAGTTTTAGTGCAGAGTTCTTCTAAGCTATTATCAGTAGACTACAACGCAGGACAGGGTTCAATCCGCAATGGATTGGTTAGCTCTGGAAAGCTTCGTGGTTTTGACATGTATAAAACAAATAACATTGCCGCGACTACCAATGCCGCAGGTAAAGTTATTGCAGGTCACATGTCTGCTGTTAGCACCGCTCAAACAATTGTTAACACAGAAGTTATGCGAGATCCAGATAGCTTTGGTGATATTGTTCGCGGATTACACGTATATGGAGCTAAAGTTCTTCGTCCTGAAGCACTTGTGTCTGCATTTTACGGTATCGACTAATCTAGCAATACTTAGAGATGAGGGGTGTAAAAGCCCCTCTGATCTTTAAGAGGACTAAATATGCCACAAGTAGGAACAAATGAAAAGCCAATGATGATCTCTAGTAATCCTAAAGGTAAAATTTTAGGAGATACAGGAAGTTGGTATAAGCCAGAAAATAAAACAAAATATGATATTAACTACGATAAAATATTTGGAGGTGATCGCAATGTCAATGGGGAAAAAAACTTACGGAAATAAAATGGGCCGCAATAAAAAAATGATGGGCGGTAAAATGAAGTATGGACATGGCGGCGGTGCAAGTCGAAATGTTTCTGACGAAATATTAAAAGATGAAAAACGCATGAAAAAAATGTCAGGCGGTATAATGGGGTTTAACACAGGGCCAGTATAAATATTTTAATATATTAAAAATATAAAGGCGCAATAAATTATGGCTACAACTTTTTTAAAAATAACAAATGAAATTTTACGTGAAATAAATGAAGTAGAGCTTACTTCTACTTCTTTTTCTTCTTCAGTAGGAATACAAAC